ACCGCCGGTAAGGCGTAAGAACGTAGATCTGAATTGGTCAGCAGCGCCATCCGCCATTGTGATGGTATGAGTGCTTGCATTGGCTACAGCCTCTGCTCCGACACCCATTGCTTCACCAATAAGTTCTAAATTAGTGTTTGTGCTTGTACCCCAAGTTCCTGCCTCATCTCCTGTGGCAATCTCTTTTAAGCGTAAATCATTAACGTAAGTTGCCATCTAAGCTACCTCTTCCCAATTTGTTGTTTGACCTGTTGATATTTCTGAATAATTTGCATTTTGACCAGGGATGATAAGACCCCATACATTTGCCGAAGAAATCTGTGTAGTACCACTAACCCCAATAACATCAACGTCCGCATTGGCTTTAGTCGATACCGTACCAATTGCAGAAGTTCCTTGAAGCCCTGTGACATCCAAGTTGTTGTTTGTGACCAGCGATATTGTACCGAGGGCAGACGTTCCCGCCACACCAGTAACAGAAACATTGGCTTCCGCAACGACAGTAACAGCGCCAATCGCGCTTGTGCCAACAACCCCTGTAACCGGAACATCGGCTTCGGCATCAACCGTAACCGTGGTGATCGCACTTGTGCCAGCCACACCGGTAACTGGGACCGGAAGATCTCCTTCATCCCAACCAAGTTGCCCCCAAGTGCCTCTGCCCCAACCATTAATGATTGCCACACGTTATGCCCTATGCGATGCGAATAATCGCGTTAGATGCATCGGCTGCAGGAAACTGGATCGTAAAGTCACCAGCGGTACTGGTCTTATCCCCGCCAAAATCTAAAGCACATACGCTAGGATCGCCAGATATAGCCTCACCGTAAATCAACGAGCCTCTTGCTGTAATCGTAACATTTGAGAAGGTAAGGTCCGCAAAGTCAACAAGAGCAGTAGTACCACTAGCAACAGGAGTTATAGACGTTAAGAACGCACCCTTTGCAGTGTAGTTTGTGCCACTCGCCTCGGCAGTACTTGTGTAAGCAGTAGTAGCTGCACCTAAACTTGCAGAACTTGTATACAAAGCAAGTTTGTACTGATCGCCAGCAGCAGTAAAATTGTGAACGCCTTTTAAGATCTCAACTTTAAAGCTAGTGCAAAGCGCGGTTGTAATAGCCATTATAGACTCCTAATTATGTCTGCCATATTCCTATGGCCTTGACGTTCAAATTCAGCAATAAGTGTAGTCCTATCGCTCTTAATTGCTTCTTTCATATAGTACGCAATAACTTTATTGACGGCATCCTTAAAAGCAACAGCTTGATCTGCAATAACAGGATGACAATCCCCCCCAACACTTACAATTTTATTTGATGCAGATTCTGACCAGAACTCTACATCATGCCCTCCATTCTCTGTTGTCGTTACCGATACTGTACCGACCTTAAGTTGTGGAGCTTTAAAAAATGACAATGTTATCCCCTAGAAATATCGTATCTAAATTCTTCACGAGCGCCGTATCCCTCACCAAGCTTCTTGAGGGCTGATGTCGCTGATATAAACCTTTGTTCGTACTGAGCAACCTCTTCTGGAGCCTTCAAGAATGTTGCTGCCTCCACAAGTGTACCGTACAACAAGGCATCTGGTGCATTTTCGGATAGCCAGGTTGTTCCGCTTTCTGCGCCAGCGGTCAATGATGCTGGTCTAAACTTATAGTGCAATTCTATGGTGTAGGCAGCATCAGGAGTAGGCGCTACAAGAAATGTAGTGTCATCAAACAACGCATAATACTTTGGCAAACCAGTGGTTGATGCGTTTGGCGTATAGTCTCTTATAAAAGAAACGTGCTTAAGCAAAGGATATGAATACACATTGCTTGATATTACAGCAAAGCTATACGGTGCTAAAAAATCAGATGGTGTAGAAACGTATGGGTTGTCTGTGGTCGCAGTGCCTGTCACGTTCTTTCTAAACACAGGCAGTTCTACGTTCTTTAATATTCGCTCTTCAGCTTCTTTAATAAACGTAGGAAGGTCTGCAACAAAAGTTGTTTCTGCTGTTTCGCAATAGTCTTGAACTGTTGACTTTAATGTCGCTAATGTAAAACTCATGTTATGGCCACCGTTACTGTTCCAATTTCGCCTGTAGCGGCATCTTGACTAAACTCAGATCCAATTACATCGCCAGTAGTAGACATCATTTGATTTGCATCAATTGTTCTTACAACACCTGCACCAGCCACAGAAGTAGCGGATGCGCTTGGTCTTGGGAATCTTAACGCTTCAGGGTCAGCAATGTGACTTATTGGTTCAAGCTGCGGGTGTTTTACTTCAAAGCATTCAGAGCAAACTCTAAACCCAGTCCACTCTCGCTTAAGGCTTAAATACTTATACTCAAATCCACATCTGTCGCATATGGCAATTGCATGCTTGCCAGAGGCAAAAGCCATTAGGCTATCCTAGATCTAAGGCCAGGAGAGATCGTTAAAGATGCTCTGCTTTGATCCTGGTCCGCAGCCCTAGAAAACTCCTCTTCATATAAAGTCTTTAACAACTGAACACGATCCGGGGCTTTCTTTAACGCAATGTAGTAAGACAAACCAGCAGCCAAGCAGGGGTAGAATCTAAAAGGAATATCTACTGTATTCACACTAGCATCAGCATCCTCTATACGAACAAGACGATTGATAATCAATTGGTCTGTAGCGTTTTCAGATGCTGGCCAAATGTAAAGGCGTGGAGTAATTTGCTTATCTAAGAACCATTGTGTCGGTCTAGACAGAGTAGATTTATTTGGAAGGTTCCAGTACTCAGACCTGCCAATTTGATCCATTGATATGTCAGTGGTTGTTGAGCCATCTGTGCGTCTAATTACAACATCTAGGACATCAATCGTTGATGTTGTTAAATCAATAAACTCAGCAGCTTGGGTTAGGGTTGTTGTGGTGTTAGCAACAGTCCACTGGTTTAACCCTCTATTAGCCCAATCAGCAAACAACAAGTTAAGTGATCTTCTGGCTGTTACGCCATCATAGCCAGTACGAAACTCAAGGCCACATCTTTCAAATGCTTCCTCGATATATTCCGCTACATCTGGCTCAAAATCTCTGCTGCTTGAAGTGGCCATAAATAATCCCTAAGCAAAGAACAAGGTAATCATATCTACCGTGCCAACAGTGTACTTTGTTGATAATCCATCTTTAAACAAAACGCCTTCAGAAGGTATGCTTCTATCTACAGTCGCGTTATCTGTACCTATGGTACGAGACTTAAACAAAGTTGTGCCTGATTCTGGAGTACCATTTATGTACTCAACAATTCCAGCAGTGCCTCCAGAGACAACAGACAAGCCTTTTAATCTAACTCTGTTTGATCCTTGAGCGGCTTGTGCTGCGCTTGCAGTAGAACCTACAGTTATGTTGCCTGCATATTGTGCAGAACAAACAACAGATGCAACAGTCTTAAAATATTTTTCACCAGCTACTGACTCAGCAGAACCTGTAGATGTAATAACTTCTGATACAACATTATCAAATACATCAGTGCCTGTGATCGTAGTTGTTTTGCCATTATCACTTGTGCCTGCTGTAGCAACAGCAAGTATCCTAGCGCCACCTGAAGCAAACGAAGTATTTGCTAAAGTAGCTGTGGTGTTTGGTCGCGCTGCTGTAACAATAAAGTCTGCGTCTGCGGCAACCTCATCGCTAATAGTTAACGCATTTATGTCCGAAGCCATATACGTCATAACAATCTCCTATAAAGAAAAGGGGCGTTGCCGCCCCAGCAAAATTGCTTACGCGATTTGAACGTACTCGATGATAAAGGTAAACGATCCCGCCGTTGTAGCATCAACCGTGTTGGTAATGTTACAGAAGATGTTACGCGCTGCGTCTGTGTATTGAACAGAAGCTGGGGCTGTTGTGCCATCTTGTGTTTGAAGCACTAGTTCAGTGATCGTTACGTTGTGCGCAACAACAGTTGTACCAGCATCTAAGATTTCGTCTGCCTGAGTCGCAACAATTTGTGCGCCAGAAGAAGATGTACCAACTTCGTAACCAATATCACCTGACCCAATGACTGGAGCAACATCGCAAAATATTTTTATGTTAGTGATAATAGTATTTGCTGGCTGCACAAAAGTACCAATAGTAGGGCTGTCACCTGCGGTGCTGTTTACAGTAACACCAGAAGCAAAACCAACATGTTGTATAAATGTGCCGGTTGCTATGCCAGTTACATTAAGGGTACCGCCTATAGAAGCGTTAGTGCCGTAAGTAGAATTTGTTGTGACTGCTCCAGTAGAATCAGCAATAGTGATGTCTGAGAAGCCGTTTTGAGAACGGACTACGCCCGTAAAAGTTGTATTCGCCATGAGTATCTCCTGTCGTGGCTAATGTCAGGCACGGTATGCACCTGTCAGGGATAGGTTATTTATACAGCACAAAAAGAAAAGGGGCAACAAGTGCCCCTTCCTTTATTGTTTCACATGAAACAATTACGCGCCTTGTGATGCAAATATTGCGCGTGGGTTACTAAAGCCGAAGCTGTAGCGTTCACGAGCTTTGTATCGCACGTTGCCTGTATCGAAATCACCTTCCATAGAAGTAGAGATCGGGCTACGTTCAAAGTGCTTTAGACCATCTGGGCAGTCAGTCAAGACAAACCAAGCATCAGTGTCTGTTAAGAAATGGTTTACTGCGTAGCCTTGTGGCAACAGTCCCATGTTCTTAAGAGCATTGATGTCGTTGTCCGCTGTAGCTACACGCCCTGGTGTGTCTAAAAGACGATCAGCAACAAACTGAAGTTGAGGTGGAACAATAAGCTTGGTTCCTTGCAGAGCCAAGATCATGTTTCGATCATCAACAAACGTAGAGATATTGATTAAAGCATCTTCTAAAGATGTTTCATTCAAATCTGAATACGCTGAAGGACGATTTGAGAATGTACCACCACCAGCTAAGGGGTGTGCATCATCAACCAACTCAACACCGTCACCGCCAGCAAAGCTAGAATTGAACGCATTGTTCAATACGTTAGCAGCTTTAACTTGCTTGGTGTGTGCCATGCTGCGTGCAAGAGCCTTTGTATAACGAGCGCCTAGGCGGTCATACAAATTATCTTCTACTGCTTCTTCCGTCAAAGCGAAAGCCAGTGCAACAGTTTCGTGTGTGTAACGAGCGGTGAAACCTTCAGACGCAGAGTCGTAACCGACACCTTGACCTTCAGACTTGTCCCGTGCATTACCAAAGCCTACGATCAGTACTTCTTCTTCAAACGCTCTGTCTGAAGATTCGGTTTCAAAGATCTCGGCATGCTCGTTTTCATAACGTGCGTATTCCATACCAAATAAAGCATTGAGGCCAGGCTCTAGCTCTTTGGCTAATTGTGCTCTTGAAATAGCCATGAATTAACTCCTTTAAGCTAGACCAGCGCCTTTAACGCCGAACAAGTGGTTTTGAATAGTTACCAACACATTGGTATGTGCTGCGCCCACATCTGAGTTTTCAGGATCTTCAGATATATCAATTGCCTTAAGAGCAAGTGAAGTGGCAGTGCCACCATCTGTTACCTGTAACTCGGCACCAGAAATGCCAGTTGATGTGCTTCCCGCTGTCGTATAAACGATATCGAAGTTGCCGAACAAGTCTGTAATCGGGAATGCAATAGTAGCTTGGATTTCAAAGACAACCATTGGATCGTCTATGACGAACGCAATGATGTCTGCCGCTGCAGTATTTGCAGGGAAGAAATTGCTAAATGTAGTTTTCTTGGTTGTTGGATCGGTATAGCTGCAACCGTTAAACACACCAACGATAGGCACTGTGCCTGCGTCAGCGTGTACTTCAACTCCGCCGCCAGTTACCTGTGCGACCATATCCCCTTGGAATATGCTTGTATTGTAAGCGTTAGCTATACGATATCGGCTTTGTCCGCCAGTGAAGGGTGCTCCCCCTATCATCCGTGCTGGACGCATGCCAAATGCGGCATCTTGATTAGCCATTTTTGGATCTCCTGTTAAACACAATCAAAAAGAGGTTATTTCTTACCTCTGCCAAATGATACCTGCGTCTTTCTCTCGTTAGAGATTGGCATAGCAGGATGCTCATCGCGCATCAAATCATTGTCAACAGCGTTCATCTGTTGATTAGTTTGCTGCTCAAAGTGAGCATTTCTTTCGTTCACCGTTTCTTCAGGTATTTTGGTAAGCATCAGACCACCTACACCCACAGTACCAGCATGACTTCCTTCGTCTAAGACGGGGAGATCATAGCCTTGGATCTCGCTAGGATGTACAGGTTCGTACCCCTCACGAAGTCTCATGTGGACATTGGTCTTATCTGCTTCACCACGCATGTGGGTTCTCACCCAACGATACTTCATGCCCGGAGGCGGCTCTGGTGTTTCCAATGCTTGAGGTCTACGCCATGGTTTTCTAGCTTCGGTAGCCGCTCTTCCACCGCTACCTCTGGGTGCTCTATCAGAGCCTGCCTTTTGCTCGTCACTCATGATCGTTGTAACCTCATCTTCTGTTTTGCGTATTCCTTGAACGGAACTCCAAGCTTCCTTGCTAATGCTTGTTCACTTGGGTTCAGTGCAACTCTACGAGAGTTTTGATTGCGTCCACTTCCGGTCGTGCGCGATCCAGAGACAACCGTTTGGACGGATTGTTGATTGCCTCCCGCGAAATTTTGCTCGTTAAATTTCTGAGGTAACTCAGATCTCATACGAGAATCAATTTGAGCGTAGTATTCATCTGACTCTAAGTCAACACCTTGATCAACAAGATCTTGATGAATAGCAAACGCTACATTGGTCATTACTTTATCTTTACCAAACCATTCATTCTTTGTAGCCCAACTCTGAGACTTACCTGAAGGTTCTTGATATTGCGGCTCTTGATACTGCTGCTGATATTCAGGCTCAACATACTCTTGTGTTTGAGCATAACGCTGCTGTTCTTGCCAATCTGAATACTGCGTCTTGTAATCTTCAAGCTCTTGCTGATACTTAGCCAAAGAAGTTCTATCCGCTTCTGCTCTTGCAAGAAGTTGCTGTGCGTCTGCCATAGCTTCAGGATCACCTGACTCGTAGGCAGTCTTAAGGTTTCTTTTTGCCGATTGAGCTTGAGTCTCTACGCGAGTAGCGAACTCATTGCCAT